TTTTGACGATCCGTTGAGCTCATAGTAAGTCCTAATATCAGTATTTATCGAATAAAATTATGTGCGTAGTTTATTAAATCGTCAGGCCGCTGTCTTGGTCAAACTTTAATTGCATGCTTTCCTGTATGTTGTACAACACATATTGTAAAGTGCATTGAATTTCTAAACCAGTTTCGTATGGTGTTATTAAAATATTACCAGCTTGCACCCGCGGGTCGCTGTTAAAAATTTGATTAACATTTTGCAATATCAAATTTTGTACTTCGTCTGTCAGCGGTTCAAATATTAAATCCCAAATAATAGTACCAAACGCAGGTTGCATTAGTCGCTCACCTTGCCTTACATAAAAATGATTTAATATGTCTTGTTTGATTAGTTCAAAATCATACAATGCAAAATTTTTACTTTTTCTACTAACTGTGCTGAATCCTCGATAGCGTTGTACTTTGAAATCTGGTATGTTACCATTTTGTGCAATAATTGTTTTTGTGTATAAATTAGCCATGATTAATTATTTCCTTTTAAGAAGGTATCCTGTGAAAGACTATAAACAGTCCATGCATCCGGTGGTGTCATCATGGTGTCAGTAAATTCACTCTGGACCACTGTTTGTTCTTCGTCTGTATCCTCGTACCTGCCATCAATGTCCCTATCAGTCTGTACTGATTTAACTTTGACTGGGTCTAAATTTTCATGATACACATACGGCTCAGTAGTAACTACCCTACGCATGATTGTAGGAGGCAATTTTGTTTCATCGTACTCACCCGTTTCAACAGAAAGTTTATGTAATTTTAAACGTTGAGGTAATACTGCTTCGCTCGCTTCAGCAGCTTCAGCAGCTGTGGATGCAGTGGGCCCGTTAAGATTAATATTGCCGCCAGAAATAGTTGTGTTGGCGGCTTTAATTTCCATGTTGCCGCCAGAAGTTTGAAAGTTATGGCCGCCAATGTTCAAGTCAAAGGCGCCACCTATTTTGTGTTGGTATGCACCGTCAAACACTTTATCCACATTAGCCAATACATGTTGTAAGTAATTTTGATCATATAATTTGTTTACATTTTGTTTTACGTGATGAGTATAATTTTGCTCATACGTTTTATCAACATCCATCTTTACATGAATCTTTTGATTTTCGTCTACTATTAAAATATGATCTTTGAGCACATGAGTATGCATTTCTTCATGCACCTTAACATTAAAATTGCGTTTTGCTTCTATGTTAATATCTCTGCCAGAGTATAAATTCAAATCTTTGTCAGTTTTGATACTGATACTATCCTGTGCAAAAATGTCAATTTTTCCATCGCTGGTTAATTCTATCCAAACAGTGCCCCTTGAATTGGTAATATAGATTAAATCTTCTGTGTTGTGCATCAGTATCTGGTGCCCAGTACGTGTACGTAATCTTATTAATTCATTAGCAGGCAATGCAACATTGCCATCGGTTTCTTCAGCATCAATACTGGCATAATCAGGTGGGCCTTTAGATGCTGTTTTTTTACGCAACCAGTTGGCATCACCATCATCCATAACAAAAGAACTTCCGCCTAGTCTGTTAATATATGTGTCTGCAAGCCATTCAGCTTTTCCAGTTTTAAATTTCTTTGCGCCGCTTCTTTTATCCAAAGGGCCGGGTGTGCTAATACCAAACACGTTGCTGGGACTTTCTCGTCTAGAGCTGCTGGTTGTGATTCCACGCACGTCGTCAAACAGTAATCCCTGATTGGTCAATACTGTGGTAAACGGGTGCTGTGGTTTAAAATTCTTTTCTGGATCACCTGGTGTATTATTACCTTCTAATTTTTTATTGTATTCAGCGGTAGGAACTCGACCGTTCACATTGTTATTATCTGATTCAACATCTTCTACTACACTTTCAGTTGCAGCATTACCGGGTATCATAAAATTCATATTTTCATCTGGTACGCAACCCATCCAATAACCACGCTTTGGATCTCCGTCAATAAAAATCACAACAACAGTTACTCCTAGGTCGGGTGGTACCATCCACATGCCATACGATTTTTGTGTGTCTGCATAGTCATCGTTTTTACCAGTGTATTTTTCACTAGTAACACCGTAAAACGGACTCATGTATTTTACCTGATGAAGCTGGGTTTCGCTGTTGGTGCCGCCAACTGGTTTTAAGATTTCAACTTCTAATATCCCCATATAAGTTGGATCAAAATTACTAACAACTCTTGCTAAGAAAGGGCCAGGTCTGGGTGCTTTGTGGGGTGTACTGTACTCTTCAAATTCATTATCGTTGGTTGACATGCATTATCCTTAGAAATCGTATGGCTCGTTGCTTTCTTCTGTTGTGTCTTGTGTTGGCGATTCGATAGTTGAAGCGGCAGCTGGTGTAGAATCAGTTGCTGGTGCAGCTTGTTTCTGAGTGTTCTCGCCTTCGGTCACGTTTGCTGTGTTTTTAGCACTGCCTGGGCCTTCTTGTTCTTGTCCGTTCCTACGAGGACCTGTTAATTTTTGTGTAAAGCTGCCGCCATCAAAATTACTGACAACTTGTGTAACTTGATACAACCCACTCCACTGTAGCAACGGTACTGAATTACCAGCACTTTTTCCAAAGTCATACAATCCGGTACTTTGGTTAATATCGACTGGGCTTCTAAAATTCACAGTGATATCAACTTCTCCGTTTTGATAGTTAACAGATCCATCATTATTTAAATTTTGATATTGTGACGGCATTGCTGTGTAATTTCCCATGCCGCTTTGTGCAATCCAGTATGGGTCTCCAATAATTTTCATATCCAATGCAATCATGCTGGCAGAACTAGTAATTGCCTCGTGGAATTGTTGAGCAGCAAGTGTTTGTTCTGTTCCAATGCCGCCGCCGCCGGTGCCGCCAAAGGATGTTCCTGAAAAATTTAAACGCTGTGGTTGAACACCTAGTTTTTTTGCTGGTGCTTTGCCGTCATCGAGCGTATCTGTGCTGTTTTTGTCGGTGCTTTCTGCACCGCTGGCTGCGGCCTGGCGTTGGTTGTCTATGGTTTTCTTGATGCTGGTTGCACCCATTTTTCCGGCAAAACCTGTTTTAACTTCAATATTGAACTGAAGTATATCGACGTTTTTTCCTGTGTAAATATAATTATATTCTTTAACTACTTGTTTCTTTAGTTCTTCAAAGCCAGGTGCTTTGGTGTTAGGAGCAGTGAGTTTGCTGGTGTGAACTCCGTAAGGCACTATGCGGTAAACAATCACACGGGGCACATCTCCTGTTTTTTTCAAGTTGGCTTTATCAGTTATATTAAAAACCTGTGTATCAATGCGCCACCATTTGCGTTGGCCTTTGTCATCCACACTTTGTTCTTCCAATGATGATGTTGCATAGTCACTGTTTAACAACACTGTGTCAATTGCTGAGGTAATATCGGTGTCCTGAGCAAATCTTAAATCGCTCGTTTGTGGATCAACTGTGTTATTACCTCGTATTACATTGCCTTTCACAACAACTTTTTGATCCTTGCCTACTGGTGCGTCACCTTTCCTAGTGTCGCTGAATCCCATTTTAGCTTTGCCAATTGAATTTACATTGGCAGGGTCTTGCACCAAGGTAGTGTTTGCTGGCACAGTGCTTTTGCTTAACCCTAATTTTTTTGCAACATCTGCAACGGACGTTATGTCTGTTTGTGTTGTGGCGCTGGATTTTTCTTCAGTATCTCCACTGTTGCCGCCTGCGCCTTTGGAGCTCACATCAGTAGGAAATAAAATTACAATTTGATCTGGCGTTCTAACTTCACCGTCAGTTTTGAGTTGTTGCAGTCGTTTGTTCATGACCACTTGCAAACTTTTTTCTCCAGTCTGTAACACTTCTTGCACCGTGGTACCTTTTACACTAGCGTCATTTTTAATACCCGATACATGTGCGCTGAGAGCTGCACTACTCCACGGATATCCTTCGCATTGGTAAACAGCGCCAGCTTCAGTAACAGTCATTGACACTTCTTTAAATCTAAAAGGTATACGTCTGGATGTATTTGGTATGTTAGACATAACACCGTTTTCTTTTGAGCCTCTAAACTCTATTGTGAGCAAGTATGGAGCTTGTGTGTAATTGTCGTGGCCAGCATTCCAAGCAGCTTGTTGCAAACTCATCATGAAAGTTCCCATGCTATAAGGTTCTGTGACTGAGAAAGTCATCTTATGCATGTTTGTGTTGGCTCCTTTTTCCAAACCAATTGTACTTTGAATTTCTAATTTGTCTAAGAAATAATCAAACGAACCATATGCTATTTTTACGCGGTTGGCAGGATCTGCATTTGCATCCTTGGCAATAATTTGATAAGGTATTGGTCCTGTCATATACCCAGTGTCTGGGGAATTTAATTGATCATTGGTTAGACAGGCAAGTCCAAGTATGTAATCGTAACTGGCATATTCAAATAATGGATTTTTTAAAGGCAATGCCACATCCGGTAGCGGACTAAATGCAGTACCAAATGCACTCAACAATCCGTTAACGGATCCGCCGATGCCAGATAATGCTCCGCCGATGCCAGATAATGCTCCGCCGATGCCAGATAATGCTCCGCCGATGCCAGATAATGCTCCGCCGATGCCAGCAATTCCGCTGAGGCCAGCTGATAACGAACTGGCGGCGCCAGTGACCATCGAAGTAACACCTGTCACCCGTTTTGATAAACCAGTGGTGGCAGAATCAATTGTTCTTGATAAATTATCAAGGCTGGGAAATGACATGTTATAATCCTAATGCAGTTTTAAGACCACTGTTTTTACAAATATAAATTTTTGTACCAGGAACAAAATCAAGGATTGGATCTTGTATTACATCAAGATTGCGTTGAGTAAACACCCACCACAACTCTGCAGTACCATACAAGTCATATGCTAATAAATCTGGACGATATGCATACTGTGGTTCTATGGTGTAATAAAAATCATCTACCGCAGCACTGACTGGTCTAATAGTTAACACATCGAGGTAGTTATTTTTAACTGTGGTGGCATACCACGGACTGGTGTTGGAGTAAGTAGTTGCCATAATTAAATGTATCCAAATGAGTTATTCAAGTATCCGCCGCCAACAAACCTATCAAGACTAAAGTTTTTAGCACTCTCTCTACTGTAAATTGGTTGTAGATTAATGGTAAACGCACTTTTAGTTGGCACATGTGTTACTCCGCCACTTGTTGTGCCAGATAGTCCCAAGCTGCCAGCTAGTCCGGCGATAGAGCCAACGGCTCCTGCTATGTTACTTACCGCTCCTGTGATTGAACTGATGCCAGGAATGGCTGAACCAAGTGCTCCGCCAAGTGTGCTTGAAAGGCCGCCAATTGATCCTGCTATTCCTTCAATTTCGCCAGCCATGCTGCCAACCACATCAACACCTATGTAATCACAGTTGGCGTCTAACGATGTTGAAAACCCTGTTACTACCACAGGTACATTTTTAAAAACATAGTTACCATAACCATTTAGAAAAACAATAGGAGGAGGATTACCAGCTTTAGGATCAGTTCCTGCAAACATTTTAGTTAAACTTCGTAAATAGTGTACCGCTGCAATCCAATACAAGCCCTGAGTTGCATCTTCAACATTCATTGGAGCTGAAATTGTTATAGCTCCTGGCTCAGTATTTTTAAATGCTTGAAAAGTATAGTTAGTATGTGTTGTCTCTATTTTGTTATAGGTTGCAGCGCTGGCCATGGATATAGTCGGAGTATAAGGAAATATGAGACCACCTGCATCTTTCAAAGGTTTCAACACTGGACTACCTTTAAAACTGGTCCAATTAGCAAGACTCAATCGCACACGCCAATCTGCCGGATTAGCATCTCCGCCAAAACTAGCAACTGCACTGAAAAGGTCACCAACAGCTTCGCCGGCCTCTGGTAAATTTGCAGATCGAATTGCGCTCAATACGCCGCCAGGATTACTATTATATCCAGTACTCAACGCACTAGCTAATTTGCTAACTCCAGAAACTGCATTACCGGCTGCGCCAATTAAGTTTTGCGCAGATGCTACTGTTTGTAATAAACTCATAGTATGTTATCCTTTTGGTATATTATTTATTTGACTTTATTATGTGCGTAGTTTATAATGTTACATAGAGGACTCTTAAAATGACAGTAAAAGTTAATTATTTGAACAACAAAGACATGTTGTTAGAAATACACAGAAGTAAAACATCGTATTGCAGCTTTACTAAACCCGAATATCATCAATACGATCTTATTCTTTCAGATCCAACCAAAATAAACATACGTACCATTGCAGAAGCCAAACGAGCTAGGGCAAAACGCATGGGTCAACAAGAGTTTGAGCGCAGAAAGTCAGCTGGCGAAAAAATAAAAATAGCAGACTGTGAAGTTGATTACAAAAAGATTGCCAAAACAGATGTTGTTTTTCGGATTATGTCGTTTGATCATATTCCGTTAAATGGCACACGCAAGAAGAATCCTAAAAGTCTAGCAGATCACAGAGACAAAGTAAACTTTCCGCCGTTCCAACACTGGAAGTTTGACGAAGAAACTCCCGACACACTGGTTTGTGTAGGCAAAAGTCACTGGAAGGGAGACTTAACAACTGGCCATTTTGATAAAGATGCTGGACAAATCAGTAACACACTTGCCCGCATGATGATTAAATTGTGTGAACGTTATGCTACTCGGGGCAACGTTCGTGGCTACACATACAATGATGAAATGAAAGGCATGGCTATTTTGCAATTAACACAAATTGGTCTTCAATTTGACGAATCGAAGAGTGATAATCCATTTGCTTATTTTACTGCGGCTGTGACTAATAGTTTTGTACGAGTTATTAATACTGAAAAACGCAATCAAAATATACGAGACGATGTATTAGAAATGAACGGAATGAATCCTAGCTATAGTAGAACTGGCGCGGGAGAGCATGCCGCGGCATTGAAAAGACACAATGAGGACACACATGAGTAATTTGTTTAAGAAGGTTGCTTGTTTTACAGACATACATTTTGGTTTAAAGTCTAATAGCAGTACTCATAATCAAGATTGTGAAGAATTTGTAGATTGGTACATTGCCAAAGCCAAGGAGGAAGGGTGTGACACAGGAATTTTTATGGGCGATTGGCATCATAACCGCAATAGCCTTAATATCACTACTATGGACTATAGCCTTAGGGCCTTGGAAAAGCTGGGTCAGGCGTTTGATCAATTTTATTTCTTTCCTGGCAATCATGATTTGTATTACAAAGACAAGCGGGATATACACTCTGTCGAATTTGGAAAGTATATCCCTGGAATTACTGTGGTACACGAACCTACTACTATTGGCGACGTCACCTTATGTCCGTGGCTCGTCGGAGACGAATGGCGAAGTGTAGGCAAGAAAGGTGGCAAATACATCTTTGGTCACTTTGAATTGCCCAGCTTCTTTATGAATGCCATGATTCAGATGCCGGACCATGGGGAAATTCAATTGGATAGTTTTAAAAATTATGAACTTGGCTTTAGCGGACACTTTCACAAACGTCAGCAACAGAAGAACATGGTGTACATTGGTAATGCATTCCCGCACAACTATGCAGATGCATGGGATGATGAGCGAGGTATGATGACGCTGGAGTGGGATGGCACTCCGGAATATCACAGCTGGCCCAATCAGCCCACGTTCAGAACTGTCAAGTTAA